ATTTATTTAACCTATCAAATTGCTGAGCAACTTAAACAATGAAAAGTCAGTTTTTAATTTTACTTAACAAGATACAACTCTACAAACTACAACTGATGTCAATCTCATTCTCCTTTTTTCTCCCTATATCTGGCATACTCATTCTCATTGCTTTTGCAATCTTTGTTGATACAACAACTGGGATCTGGAAGTCAATCAAACTCAAAAAGAAAGTCACATCCAGAGGACTCTCTCAAATCATTTCAAAGATCATGCTCTATGAGGTGTGTGTTCTTTTGTTTTATATGATGGATAAATTCATCCTGAGTGATATCATCTCTCAGTTCTTTTCTGTTGATCTATTGACAACCAAGATCCTTGCATTGACATTGTGCTCAATTGAGGTGGTATCTATCAACGAAAATATAAAATTAATCAGAGGTGTTGACCTTTGGACGAGCTTAAAACTATTATTTAGAAGAGCAAAAGAAGTCACATCTGAATATAAAGAAATCAACAAATAATGGATATCTCAAAGATAGTTCAGAATCAACTGCCAGAGTCACAATACATCAATGAGTCAGTTGATAAGAATCAAATATATCTCCATCACACTGCTGGGAATAAAAGTGCAACAGCTTGTATCAATGGATGGGCCAGGAACTCCATCCGAGTTGCAACAGCTTTTGTGATTGGATATGATGGGACTATTGCTCAAGCATTCTTTTCTGGTAAGTGGGCCTGGCATCTTGGTGCAAAGGACACTATATTCAAAGGTCAAGGATTGCCATATAAGAATCTCGACAAATATTCCATTGGTATTGAGTTGACCAATTGGGCATTCCTGGACCAAAGAGATGGTAAATATTTCAACTATGTTAATGGTGAAGTTCCAGGAGATGAAATCACTGTCCTTGATGAGCCATTCAAAAGACATAAGATCTGGCACAAATATACTGATGAGCAGATTGCATCCCTCAAGGAATTGTTGATCTACCTGGGTGATAAATATGACATTGACTTGACTTATCATGATGACATCTGGGATGTATGTCCAAGGGCATTGAAAGGAGAGAATGGAGTGTTCACTCACAACTCAATCAGAAAGGACAAATCAGATGTGTATCCATGTCCAAGATTGGTTGATATGTTACAAAGTTTATGAAGTATTTAGTTCTATTGTTGTTTGTTTATTCGTGTTCAGCTAAGTGGCACTACAATAAAGCAATTAAGAAAGGACTTGAAATCACTACAAAAAGCGACACGATTCGAATCACAACCATTGACAGCATTCCAGTGATCAGAGACAGTGTGATTGTATATGAGAGGTATTTCACAACCAAAGACACTATCATTCAATATAAGGATGTTTACATCCCCAAGACGATTAGAGAGATCAGAATTGAAAATAAACTCATTAGAGACACTGTGCGCATCAAAGAGAGGGCAAGAGTGCAAGTGGAGAAAGAAGAGACCAAACAAACAAGAGCAGAGAATCAACCATATCTCAAGTTCATCGTTGGTTTGATCATTGGATTGCTCATCTCTCTTGCTCTGAGATATGCAATTAATTTGAGAAAGTAATGGGTAGAAAACCAAAACCAGAAACAAAGATAATCGTTGACTATATTGAAAGATTCCCAGATGCATTGATAAGGCCATTGGCAAGGAAAATCATGGCAGAGAATCCAGGTATATTTAAAGAGATTGAAAGAGTCATTGGAACTCTCAGATACTATACTGGAACAAAGGGGGTAGCAAACAGAGCAAGTTTAAAAGACAATCGATTCATGAGAGAATTAAAAACAACCAGTGTTTGGGCATTGCCAGAGTCTCATTCAGAGAAGAGAAGAAAAATCAAGCTCCCAACTGGCATGAAGAGACTCGGAGTCTTTGGAGATGTTCACATTCCATATCATGACAATGATGCTCTCCATGTGATGTTTGACAAGTTTGAGGATGAGAATGTGGATGGCATCTATATCAATGGTGATCTCCTTGATTTCTATGCTTTGTCATTCCATGAGAAAGATCCAAGAAAGAAAAAATTCAAAGATGAGATTCAAGCTGGTAGAGAGTTCTTTGAATACATCAGACATCGTTTCCCTGGCATTCCAATATATTTCATCCCTGGCAATCATGAGAATCGATTTGAGAGGTATATGAGGACAAGAGCTGTGGAGCTGTTGGATGTGGATGAGTTCAGACTTGATATCCTCTTGAGAGCTGGAGAGAACAGAATTGAATATCTTCCATTCAGATCCAGAGTGAGCTTTGGGAATTATCTGATTGAGCATGGAGACAAGATTCCAGGAGCTGGAGGAGTTGTTCCGGCAAGAACAGCATTGATGAGATTAAAAACCAATGTACTGATCAACCACTTCCACAAAACATCAGAGAGCTCTCAGAGAGTCTATTCAACAGATGAGAGTCATGTGATCAATGGATATTCATTGGGATGTATGTGTGAGCTTGAGCCAGAATACTTGGAGATCAATGAATGGAATCATGGCTTTGCCATCCTGGAGAAAGATGGTGACATTGTCAAAGTCAATAATTATAAAATTGAGAATGGGAAAATCATTTGATTCCTCAGAATAAAGCAGTATATTTACATTCCATATCTTTCCAAAGAGGGGTGATCTTAATTGATTGCCTCTTTTTTTTTCAACACAAATGAATTTTTATGAAACTTTTTTATACATTTGTCAGTATATATAAACAATTTAAAAAGAAGATATGGAAAAATTCAACACTAATTGTGGCAACTGTGATGGTTGGGGACAGATAAATATCTCCCATCATCCAGAGCCATATGAAGCTGAGATCATCAAATGCAATGATTGTGGTGGATATGGATACACTTATGACATTGACAAGGTCAAGGAGACAATTGAGGACATCGAATCAATGATATCTGGAATGAGCTCCAGGATCAAACACTTTCAGTTGACAATCATCATATGCAACACAGGAATGCTCTATGAACTCGCTGATAAATATGAGAACAGATTGGAGTCATGCTCCAGAGGTCTCTCCAGATTACACCAATACAGAAACAAATTAAAATCACTACTATGAGGCAATTCATCCCCAACACTCCAGAACACTGGCAAATAGTCAAAGATACCTTTGTCATGGCTGTTCTTTTTTCAATGATCTTTTTATCTCAATACCTATGAGAAATATCATCCACATTGAATCCTGGTGGCGTAAAGATGGCCACTTTAATATGAATCATTATTTAAACGTAATTAGAGCAAGGAATGAAAGAGTATATCATCACATACAAGGTCAAGGACAAGACCTGGAAAACAAAAAAGAAACTTGTCCAGGCATACGACAAGGATCATGCAGTGAGCAAATTCAATCTCTGGAAAGGTCTAATCATTAAAGTTGAAGCATTATGAATGAATATCAAAAAATCATCTCACTGATTGATCAGTATGGTCTCAGGAGAAAGGATAGACACAGAAAGCTCGTATATCAAAGATTCTATATCTATTATAAACTCAAAAAACATTGCACAACTCTGACTGAGATTGGTGAGCTCTTGGATGTCAACCATACAACAGTGATCCATGGGATCAATATGCACTATCGATATTGGAAGCAGAAAGACCAGGTCTATCTGAATGCCATCAATCCATTGATGCATGAATTGAATCATCAATATTCCAATGAATTGACTCTCCATGTGGCAACAAAGAGAAGTGGTATATATGGTGAAATCAAGATATCTGGAGTCATTGACAAGGAGATCCTTGACAATATAAAAGAATTCATGACAATCCCTGAGATATGTGAAAAACTCAGTGCAATTGTTGATAAATAGTGACAAGGTGACAACTCCCCTTATATACCATTCATTGACACTTTGAGGTTTTGTTTGAAATGAAATTATTTTTTTAGTTGTCATGTTGTCATGAAATCTCTGAAACGTAGTAATAGCAAGGGATACAGAGGAGACAACCAACATTTTTAGTTGTCATAGGTTGTCATTAGTTGTCATAAATAATATATTTGTAGAAATGAA